AACAAAATAAGGAGAAGTGATTCCTACAAGATAACATCGTACGGAAGAAAATTCCTGAACTTTTTTACTGATATTGCTGAAGAGCAAACAGAAAAATAGAAAGCAAGTATAAGGCACCCTCCGGGGTGCTTTTCTAATGCAAAAATCAAAAACGAAATGAATGAGGGGTGGTGATACGTGGCGAGAGCACCCGATCAGAGGGCTATTGAAGCAAAAGAATTATATGACAAAGGTCTGAAATTAATTGAGATTGCCAAGAAATTGGACGTTCCGGTTGGGACAGTCCGGAGCTGGAAGAACAGACAGTGTTGGGATAATGCAACGTTGCAAAAGAAAAAACGCAACGTTGCGAAAAAAAGAGGCGGTCAGCCGGGGAACAAAAATGCTAAAGGGCATGGTGGAACAGGACCGCCGGGAAACAAGAATGCAGTTAAGACAGGGGAGTTCGAAACTCTCTTTTTTGATACCCTGAATCCGAAAGAATTACAGCTGACTGAAACAATCGGACTTGACAAAGAGCAGCTGCTTCTGCAGGAAATACAACTGCTTACAGTCCGTGAATACCGAATGCTGCACAGAATAGAAGCGCTGAAGAATACAGAAGAACCAGAATGGCAGAACGAGGACGGAAAGCCGCCGCCGGGAATGACAGTAGTAAAATACACCGATGGACTGGAAAAAGGAGACTGTACAGAACTAAAAGAATATGCCGGAATACTTGGCCAGATCCAGCAGATAGAAGATGCACTCACGAGAGTACAGGCCAAGAAACAGAAAGCAATCGAAGCTATCCATAAGTTTGGCTACGATGATGCCAAGTTAGAACTTGCTACGATGCAGTTAGAACTCCAGATCATGAAACAGGATGGAGGATCGCATGAAACAGCGGACGACGGATTCATGGATGCCATGAATGCTACAGCTTCAGAAGTTTGGGGTGATCAGGATGTATGAAAAGATCACAAATCTGAAGAAAAAGATCCAGGCTATGAAGAAAAGCCGTCTGCAGACAGTATATAACCAGATATTCAAGTTCAAACCGTTCTCAAAAAAGCAGAAACAGGTACTGACATGGTGGTGTGCGACGTCGCCCGTAAAAGACTATGACGGAATCATAGCAGATGGAGCTATCCGATCGGGAAAGACAGTGTGTATGTCACTATCCTACGTGATGTGGGCGATGGAAACGTTCAACGGACAGAATTTTGCCATGTGCGGGAAAACCATCGGATCATTTCGAAGGAACGTACTATTTTGGCTCAAGCTCATGCTAAAGGCAAGAGGCTACGGTGTGGTAGATCACAGAGCTGACAACCTGATAGTGATCACAAGAGGAAAAACGACCAATAACTTCTACATATTCGGTGGAAGGGACGAAAGCTCCCAGGACCTGATACAGGGAATCACACTGGCAGGAGTTTTCTTTGATGAAGTGGCGCTTATGCCGGAAAGTTTCGTGAATCAGGCTACCGGCCGATGTTCGGTAGATGGATCGAAGTTCTGGTTTAACTGCAACCCTTCCGGACCTTACCATTGGTTTAAGGTCAATTGGATAGACCGAGCCGTTGGATACATTGGAAAAGAACGGGCAGCAGAGTTAAGGGCGAAAGGCGAACCGGTCAAGAATATCCTATACGTACATTTCGTAATGGATGATAACCTGAGCCTCAGCGAAGAGATCAAAGAAAGATACCGGAATACATACAGAGGAGTATTCTACAAGCGTTACATTCTCGGCCTGTGGGCGATGGCAGAAGGTGTTATCTATGACATGTTCGATAATGAAAAGCATGTGGAAGATCCGAATGCATTCCAAACAAAGCTGATAAATAGCAATAGATACGTTAGTTGCGATTACGGAACACAGAATGCCACAGTTTTCCTGCTGTGGAACAAAGGAACAGATGGTGTTTGGTACTGCACCAGAGAATACTATTACTCTGGGCGAGACAAAGGAAGGCAAAAGACAGATGAAGAATATGCAAACGATTTGGAAAGCTGGCTAGATGGAACGGAGATCAAAGCTGTTATCGTCGATCCGGCAGCAGCTTCATTTATTGCCGAGCTGAGAAAAAGAGGATTTAGAGTAATAAAAGCAAAGAATGATGTAGAAGATGGTATCAGACTGGTGTCCACAAAGTTGAATTTGATTAAAATTATATTTTCTAATGTTTGTCAAAACACGATCAAAGAATTTGCATCTTACATATGGGATGCAAAAGCCGCTGAACGAGGGGAAGATAAGCCAATAAAACAATATGACCATGCAATGGACGCAGTAAGATACTTCGTCTATACAATCTTTGGGGATAAACCTCGTTTAAATAGAAACCTGAAAGGAGGACTATAAAGTGTTATTTCGATTACCGGCAGAGAAAGAACTGACGGACAGAAAGCTGGCAGAATTTATCGAGAAGCATGCAGCAGAGTGTGCTTTCCGGTATGAAGAACTGGGACGGGCATACGAAACAGACTTTCCGATCTTCCACGAACCAAAGAAGCCGAAATACAAACCGGATAACCGGATTGCAGTGAATTTTGCCAAATACATCGTAGATACGATGAACGGATTTTTCATCGGCAATCCCATCAAACTTAACGTAGATGATGGGAATGAGACGATAAAAAGATACGTGGAACTGCTGGACCAGTACAATGATCAGGACGACAACAATGCGGAATTGTCAAAGATCTGCAGTATTTACGGCCATGGATATGAAATGTATTATGTAGACGAACTTGGAAATATCGGAATCACTTACCTGGATCCGAGGGAAGCCTTTATGATCTATGATGATTCAGTGCTGAAAAGAGAACGGTATTTTGTTCGACTGTATGTGGATTCAGAGGACGTCCTGCATGGGAGTGTTTCTGATCATACCAGTGTTCGGTGGTTTACACAGAAAGGAAAGATTGTATGGGAAAAAGGAGATAAGATCCATGGATTTGACGGTGTTCCTGCTTCTGAGTATGTGGAAAATAAGGAGCGGATGGGAATTTTCGAACCGGTTCTCACGATGATCAACGCATACAATAAAGCGATTAGTGAGAAAGCCAATGATGTGGATTATTTCGCCGATGCCTATCTGAAGGTTCTCGGAGCTTTGTTGGACAATGAAGGGATTAAGAACATCCGGGATGACCGTGTGATCAATTTTGATGGAGATGCCAATCAGGTCGTTGTGGAATTCCTTCAGAAGCCGGATGGGGACACCACCCAGGAGCATCTGATCGACCGCCTGGAACGGCTGATTTTTGTGATCAGTATGGTGGCAAATATTTCAGATGAGAACTTCGGGACAAGTTCCGGAATTGCCATGAAGTATAAACTGCAGGCGATGAGCAATCTGGAGAAGACAAAAGAGAGAAAATTCACTTCCGGCATGAACCGGCGATATCGTCTGATATTCTCCAATCCGGTTTCTGGAATGAAAAAGGATGATTGGGTGAAAGTACATCCGAAATTCACGCCGAATTTCCCGGCAAACCTGCTGGAAGAGACCCAGATCGCACAGGGGTTGGATGGAATCGTAAGCCAGGATACACAGCTTGGCGTGCTGTCTATTGTAGAAAATGTGCAGCAGGAAAAAGATAAGATAGAAGCTGAGCAGCAGAAGAATCAGGTAGATCCGATTATGCAGCGGATGTTTGGAGGTACAGGCAATGAACAGTCAGGAGTACTGGAAGAAGCGGGAAACGGAAGCGAAAAAGCATAATATTCAGTATGAGGAAGAATATAACCGGCAGATCCAGGAAATCTACGAAAATATGCTGGACCAGATCAACAAGGAGATTAACGGATTCTACGCCCGATATGCCAAAAAAGAAAAGATCACCATGGCAGAAGCAAAAAGGCGGGCGGATCAGCTGGATATCAAAGCATACGAACGCAAGGCGAAAAAGTATGTAGCGACAAAAGATTTTTCCGATCAGGCAAATGAAGAGATGCGGATCTACAATCTGACGATGAAGGTAAACCGCCTGGAACTTCTGAAGGCGAATATCGGACTGGAAATGGTATCCGGGTTTGACGAGATGCAGAAATATTTCGACAAAAAGCTGTCCGAGCGGACAATCGAGGAATTCCGAAGGCAGGCGGGTATTCTAGGCGCGTCTGTCATGGAAAACGGGAAGATGGTACATGCGATTGTCAATGCATCGTTTCAGAACGCCACTTACTCAGAACGAATCTGGGGGTATCAGGGGATGCTGAAAGCTGAGATACAGGGTTTGCTTGTGTCCGGACTGATCGGCGGGAAAAATCCGAATGTGTTGGCGAGACATTTGGAAAAACGTTTTGGTGTCAGCCGGTCGAATGCAGAAAGGCTCATGGTCACGGAATTGGCAAGAGTGCAGACGGAAGCCCAGAAACAGTCTTTTGCCCGAAACGGTTTTGAAGAATATGAGTATGTAGCCTGTAGCAAAACGGATGTGTGCTCCATATGCAAGGCGTTAGACGGGAAGCATTTCAAAATAGAGGATATGATGCCAGGGACCAATGCTCCACCGATGCATCCGCGGTGTCATTGCTCTGTGGCTGCTTATGAAGACAGTGAAGATTATGAGAAATGGCTGGATTTTCTGGAACAGGGTGGTACTACAGAAGAATGGAAGCGTTTAAAGAAAAGTGAAAATCAGACAGGAGGAAAGTGGTACAAGCCATATGATAAGACTGATACCAAAGATGTAGCTGCATCAAAGGCGTACAGAAAGATAAGTAGAAGAAATGATGTAAAAACAATTGCACGCAATTCTGGTTTTTCGGAGCAAGATATTAAACAAATTAAAAGACATATTTTCTACAATAAACATCAAACATATGATGGATATAAGACATTGTATCCAGACTATGATATGGCAGTTGCATGGAACCGATTATATAAAGGTGAACAGCTGGAGAGGGATATTTTGCTTTTACATCATGAACTACTTGAAAGCACCCTTGAGAAGAAGTATAATTTATCTATAGCAGAAGCTCATCGAAGAGCAAAAGAAAGATATGATTGGGAGCAGAAATTACTCGAGGATTTAGAAGAGGGTATGGAAGAGGATGGTTTATTGTAATTACAAGAGTCATACGGATGACACGGTGACATATGCTTACGGAGAAACGATAGATGATATAACCGGTGAATTGATTTTCCATTTTGGAAAAGAAGAGGGAATTGAGATTGTACGAAGACCAGAACGACATGGAGTAATCGGACGTCAGATTCATAGCCTTTACGGTATGCATCGCAAAGAGTTTAAACAGGGGATTTTTAAAGAAAAGATTGCATATGAAGCTTGAGATTGAAATGAGAAAAATGGATGCGATATACAAAAGGATATGTGAAAAGCTTGGTTGTGAACCCAAAGATATTGCAATACCGAACTTTGATACCGAAGATGATTCATGGGAAAGTCCTTTTAAAATATTAGCGGTTGAAGAAATTGATTACCTGTATGAAAATGGATATTTAAATCAAAAATAGACAGCACTGATGATAGGGAGGCAGGAGATATGGCTCAGAACGATTATTTCGTAATTGTATATCAGGTATTGAAATATCTCTATGAATGCCTGAAGAAGGGTGAAAAACCAGAAATATGTTATCTTACGGCAGCTGCCTATAATATTCTTGAAAACTATTGGCAGTATATCATTTTAAGCCTGATTACGGAAGAATATGTGAAAGGTATTACTGTAAACAACACAAAAGATGGTATCCTTTTTGGAGATTTGCCTGATGCCATTATTACACCAAAAGGTATTTCATACCTATTTGAAAATTCGTTGATCGAAAAAAGCCAAACGGACATTGAAAGATGTAAAAGATATGATACCGTTTATTTAGAAAAGCCACTGATCATAATGATTGGTGGTATTTTTATACTCATTTTAGCGCAAGGAGGTAATAGGATTGCAAGATATGAATGTTAGTATTATGGGGACATGTTACGATATTCGTTTTGTAGACGAGTATCCGGAGCGATTGAAAGGCGTGGGAGAATATGCAGATGGTTTGTTTAATCGATGTAATAGAGAAATTTATATTTTGAAAAACAAGGATAAAGATTTTACGGATGAAGGAAGAAAACGACATATGAACCGTGTGCTGAGACATGAAATTATACATGCATATTTGGAAGAGAGCGGTTTATCTGCAAACTCGAATATGATATCCGCTTGGGCGCAAAATGAAGAAATGGTGGATTGGTTAGCAATTCAATCATCGAAAATCTTTGCCACATTTCAGGAGGTGGGATGCCTTGATTGAAGTAACTGTCCGCAAGGATGAAATAAAGATATCCGGACATGCAAATTATGCTGTTTACGGATCAGATATCGTCTGTGCCGGTGTAACAGTACTTGCACAGACACTGATCAAGTCCATAAAGGACCTGACAGACGATAAAATTGAATATGAGATATCTTCCGGGAGGGTGGATATAAAGTATGGGAATCTATCAGAGAAGTCGAAAACTCTGGTGGATTCCTTTTTCATTGGCATCTGTATGATTGCCGAGGAGTTTCCGGAGTATGTCCGGATCATGTAACTGATGTGTCCGAAATGACATAAAACTACAGATTCAGGATGCAACGGCCTGGGCACAAAGAATGGGACGGGGCGGAAAGGACAGAAAAATGAAACACATGAACAACCACTGGAGAGTTCCGATGAGCAATCTGCAGTTATTCGCAGGAGAAGGAGGAGACGGCGGCGGAGATGATGACGGCGACGGATCAGGTCCTGAGGATAAGCCGGTATCTTTTGACGATTTCTTAAAAGAAGAGGGAAATCAGGCGGAGTTTGACCGCAGGGTTCAGAAAGCAGTCAATACAGCAGTGACCAATGCACAGGAAAAATGGAAGGCACTGACTGATGACAAGCTGACAGAGGCGGAAAAACTTGCCAAGATGACCAAAGAGGAGAAAGCAGAGTACAAAAACCGGAAGCTGGAGAAAGAGCTGGAGGACCTGAAGCGGCAGAATGCTGTCACGGAGATGGCAAAGACCGCCAGAAAGATGCTGGCAGATGAAGAAATCAACATTCCGGATGAACTTCTGGGGCATCTGGTATCCGAAAGCGCAGAAGATACCAAGGCAGCAGTGGAAGCATTTTCCAGGATGTACAAAACAGCCGTTCAGGCAGCAGTAAAAGATGCTCTGAAAGGAAATCCACCAAAGGGAGGAACTGGTGGAAAAACGATGACCAAAGAACAGATCATGGCGATCAGCAACCCGGTGGAAAGACAGCGGTTGATTGCTGAAAATATCGCCTTATTTCAGTAAAGGAGAACACCATGCATAAAAGAAAAGTAGCAAAATTAGGGCTGCAGGTATTTGCAGCACCGGACAATCTGACCGGTCAGGCACAGATCCAGGTAAAAGCCAGAGAGATCGACTTTGTAACGTCTTTCAGTAAAAATCTGCAGGCGTTACTGGATGTTCTGGGTATTGTCCGTATGATCAGAAAACCAAACGGATCAGCCTTAAAGACAAAAACAGTAGAAGGAGAACTGCAGTCTGGTGAAGTAGGAGAGGGAGAAGAGATCCCGATGTCCCAGTATCATGTGACGGAGCAGACGTTTGATACGATCAAGATCGAAAAGTACCGCAAAAGCGTATCTGTAGAAGCAATTGCAGAAAAAGGATATGATGCCGCAGTGAATGATACTGACAGTGAGTTTAAATCTGATTTGCAGACGGTAGTTACAGATCGGTTCTATAAACAGCTGCAGGCAGGATCCCTGGTCGGACATGAGTCCACCTGGCAGATGGCAGTGGCTATGGCGATCGGAAAAGTAAAAGACAAATTTAAAAAGATGAAAAGAACAGCAACCGGTGTAGCTGTATGGGTAAATACCCTGGATGTATACAGATATCTGGGAGCGGCAGCTATTACGATGCAGACTGCATTCGGCTTTGAATACATGAAGAATTTCCTTGGAGCAGATCTGGTATTTATCACTTCTGAGATTCCGGAAAATGTAGTAGTGGCGACACCACTGAATAATATCATGGCGTACTATGTAGATCCGGGCGATTCTGAGTTTGCTAAGGCAGGTCTGTCTTATACGACGGATCCGACTACCGGTTTTATCGGATTCCACACACAGGGGAATTACGAAAGAGCGATTTCAGATACCTTTGCCCTGATGGGGCTTCGTCTGTTCTGCGAATATCTGGATGCAATCGCGTATATTTCTGTTGGCAGTGCTGACACCCAGACACTGGGAAGTCTGACTGTAACATCGGCAGCAGGGTCGGAAACCGGAAAAACAAAGCTGGAAGTAAAAGAACAGCTGATGTCCATGAAGAACAACTGGAAGTACAAAGATGCAGCAGCGGCAACCACCGTAAAATACGGAGATGATGTGAAAAATTGGAACAAATGGGACGGAGAAGCCGAGATCGCATCGACAACCGGTCATCATATCACCCTGGTGGAATGTGATATGAACTATAAGGCTGTTCGATCCGGAGATGCGACCGTTACTGTGAAGTAGGAGGCAGCGTATGTACAGAGTGATTAAGTATTTTACAGATTTACACGATAATGAATACGAGTATCATGTCGGTGATATTTTTCCAAGAAAAGGTATAAAGGTGACCAAAGAGCGGCTGACAGAGTTATCAACAAAAGAGAACCTGCAAGGAGAAGCTCTGATTGAACTGGTAGAAGAGCAGGACGAAGGAAAGAGTCAGAAGAAAGCGGATATGTCCATAAAGTAGGAGGGCGGTATGATTGAGGATCTGGAGCTGCTTCTGGGGCTGGAAGACGTTGATAGTAAGACCTATCGGCGGCTGGAACTGATTGTAAATGCGACAAGAAGCAGACTGAAATTTTTCCTTGGCGGGCTGGACCCGCCGAAGGAGATGGACTACATCATTCTGGAAGTTTCCGTTATTCGTTACAACCGGATCGGATCCGAAGGACTTTCTTCTCACAGCGTGGAGGGAGAAAGCCTTTCCTGGTCGGATAATGATTTTTCCGGTTATATGGATGATATACGGGCATATCTGGACAGTCTGGTGGAAGTGAAGAAAGGGAAGGTGAAGTTTTTATGAGATACGACACACCGATTTACTTTCAGCAGATCACCTCGGGAGACTATGATCCGAAAACTGGAAATTACGGGGAAGATCAGGTGAGGGAAACACAGAGACTGGCTGCGGTTATGGAAACAAATACAGAAACCATGCGGATCCTGTATGGCACGATTCGACAGGGAAGTGTAACGGTACACTTACAGAACCGGTACGAACAGATATATGACAGGATCCGGATAGGAGACAGAGTATACCAGGTAGATCTGAGAAAGAACCTTCGAGTGAAACAGGTTCTGGTTTTAACGGAGGTGGTTTGATGTCCAGCATCAAAGTTACAGGCATTGATGAACTGCAGATGAAGTTAAAGAAAAACGTACAGATGAGCGATGTAAAGAAAGTTGTACGAAAAAATGGATCGGATATGCAGAAAAAAGCACAGAAGAATGCGCCGATAGATACGGGAACTCTTCAAAGAAGCATCGCGTTGGAAATGAGGGATTCCGGAAAAACGGCAGAAGTCGAGCCAACAGTGGACTATGGTGCGTATGTGGAACTGGGTACCAGATTTATGAATGCACAGCCTTATTTGAAACCGGCATTCAATGAGCAGAAAGAAAAGTTTAAGCAGGATATGAGAAAACTGGCGAGGTGATAAGGTGGATCCACAACAGGAATTATTTACAGCAGTATTAGTAGAACTGAGAAAGCGATATCCGGATCGGGTGTATGACACGTTTCTTCCGCCGGAAGGGACGCCGTATCCGTTTGTCTATCTGGCAGATAACCAGCAGGTCGATGTGCAGAATAAAACAGCAATTTTCGGTAATGTGAGCCAGACGATTCATGTCTGGCATGATAACCCGAGGCAGAGAGGAACCGTATCCCAGATGATGTTGGATGTGAAAAGAATCTGTTATTCTCTGGAGCATACGGAACACTTTGCCTGGATGATTAAAAATGTGACACAAAGGATCCTGCCGGATAATACAACCGGACAGCCATTGATGCATGGGATCCTGGAAATAGAGTTTTCTTTCAGCTGAGAAAAAAGGAGTGAAACGATGAATCGGTTATTATTAAGCGGACTGCAGCTTTTTAATGAAGCGGTACAGGGGAAAAAGATTGTGTACCTGTACCGGGTCAGAAGCGAGCAGGCAAAGAATGATGCGACAGCCCTGGCGTTTACCACAGAAAACGGCAGGACGAAATCAAAAGATGCAGATACAACAGCGACGAAAGACGGAACTATCCGTACACCTGGAACAGCAGAAGTGGAGATCACAGCCACCAGCATCCTTGCAAAGGGTGATGAGATGGTGGACAAGCTGGAGCAGGCACTGGATAATGACTCCCTTCTGGAGATCTGGGAAGTAAACCTGGCAGAAGAGGGAACTACGGAAAACGTTGGTAAATTCAAAGCCAAGTATTTCCAGGGATATCTGACAGAGTTGGAGGTTACGTCCAATGCGGAGGACAACGTGGAAGTATCTCTGACATTTGGAATCAACGGAAACGGACAGGATGGCTGGGCAACCGTTACTGCAAAGCAGCAGGAAATCGCCAGCTATGTATTTACGGATACACAGAAAACAGGAGCATAAGAAGGGAGAAAAGAATGGAACTTACAATCAAAGAACAGGTATATCAGTTTAATTTTGGCATGGGATTTCTGAGAGAGATGAACAGAAAGGTGACTGTGCCGGTAGATGGCATCAAAGATGTGAAAAGACACATTGGCCTGAGATACACGGTATCCGGGATCATGGATGGGGATGTAGAAGCACTGGAAGAGCTTTTGGTGGCTGCCAATAAAGATCAGGCACCGAGAGTGACAACAGCACTTCTGGATGAATACATCGATGATCCGGAGACGGATATCGATCAGCTGTTTGAGGATGTCCTGGGTTTCTTAAAGAATGCAAATGCTACGAAGAAATGCCTGCAGGAGATCGAGAAAGCGATCGAGGAGGAGAAAGCGAAACAGGAAGCAGCGAAGAAATAAGCTTTGAGGAACAATACCGGGAGACGGCGATCAACTGCTTCCGGTATTTTCATTTTACTTCTTTTGAACAGGTGGACCGCATGACGATCGCACAATATGAAATCATGTTGGAAGCACTGGAATATCAGATGGTAGATGATGAATACCGGGCGCACAGACAGGCGTTTTTAAATTTTGCGGTCCAGGCGGAAAAGAAATCGGGAAAGAAGACTGTTCCGGTATACCGGAGATTCCGGCAGTTCTTTGATTACGAAAAGGAACTGAAGAAAATGCGGGAACGAAAGAAAAAGAAGCGGGATCCGAGATTTATCGGGATCTCAAAGCTGCTGAGGAAGGGAGGATGATCCGGTGGCAGAATCTTTTAGCGTAAAAGCGATCTTATCTGCCAAAGATTCAAACTTTTCTTCGACAATGAAAGCCTGTAGCGGCTATGCGGAAAACCTGAAAAGCACACTTACCAGTGGGATCGGGTTCGGTGCGATGGCTGCGATCGGATCAAAGGCGGTATCCGTAGTCGGAAATGGACTGAAAAGCCTGACCACAGGAACCATCAGCGCCGGTACTAATTTCGAGAGTGCGATGTCTTCTGTGGCATCGATCTCCGGAGCAACAGGAAATGATCTGAAAGAGCTGACATCGAAAGCAAAGCAGATGGGCGCCACGACACAGTTTTCGGCAACAGAAGCAGCGAATGCGATGGAATACATGGCGATGGCTGGATGGAAAACGAAAGATATGGTTTCCGGAATCGGCGGAATCATGAATCTGGCAGCGGCTTCGGGATCGGATCTTGCAAGAACTTCTGATATTGTGACGGATGCGCTGACCGCTTTCGGAAAATCCGCATCAGACAGTGGAACATTTGCGGATGTCATGGCAGCGGCATCTTCGAACGCCAACACGAATGTGGAAATGATGGGTGAAACCTTCAAATATGTTGGTGCGGCAGCAGGAGCAATGGGGTATTCGATTCAGGATATCGCTTTGGCTACCGGTCTGATGGCAAACAGTGGTATCAAAGGAAGTGAAGCCGGTACAGCCCTTCGTTCGGTTATCACCAGGATGGCGAAACCGACCAAGGAATCCTCCGCAGCTATGAAAAAGCTGGGGTTAAGCATGACAGATTCCAAAGGTCGCATGAAGAGTTTCGGAACCATCATGAAAGATATGCGAAAAGGCATGAAGGGCATGACGGAAGACCAGAAAGCCTCTTATGCAGCAATGCTGGGTGGTCAGGAAGCAATGTCTGGGGTTCTGGCGATTGCAAATGCAAGTGAAAAAGATTTTAATAAACTGTCAAAAGCAATTGATAATTCCAAGAATGCAGCACAGAATATGGCGAAAGTCAAACTGGACAATCTGAAGGGTGATGTTACTATCCTGAAATCCAGTATGGAAGGTCTGGGAATTACCATTTTTGACCGGGTTGGCGGCAATCTGAGAGGATTGGTTGGAACTGCGACGGATGCCGTTGGAAAAATCAATGAAAAACTATCCAACGGGAAAGGGATTGAGAATTTCATCTACAAGATGCAACTGTTACAGCGAAAAGCAACACCATACTGGAATATACTGAAAATCGATGCGATAGAGGCGGGTAAAGCGCTGGGAGATGCAATCGGCGCGATCATTACCGATATAAGTAAACTTACCGGTTCTTTTGGCAGTACGGACAGCATCAGAAACTTCTCGGATGTGATCGGAACGGCAAAAGACGGTATTGTGACGTTTTCTGAATTTTTGGAAAACCATTCGGATACGGTTGCAAAAGTGATTGTCTTGCTTCCAAAGCTGTTGCTTGCATATAAAGGGTTTAAAGTTGTTGGTGCAGTTGCTCCGTTCATGGGTATATTTGCCAGTGGGATCCTCCGCCTTGGCAAAGCGGGACTAAGTAAGATAGCGCCAAATCTGTTTAAAGTTGCAAAAGGACAGGAGGCAGCAGGAAAAGCAAGCAGTGGAAGTGCCAAGAAAATGGTGGCATCCGCTAAAGCGTTTGCGCTGATTGGAGTAGGAGTGCTTGCTATCGGGACTGGATTTTACCTGCTTGCACAGTCTGCAGTTGCTGTAGCAAATGCAGGACCCGGTGCAGTGGCTGTTCTGGCAGTGCTGGTAGGCGTAGTAACCGGATTGACAGTTGGCATGACCAAAATGCTTTCCACGATGTCAGGAGGAACGAAAAAGCTTTCTGCTATGACACCGGCATTGCTGGCGCTGGGAGCAAGCATATTACTGACGAGTGCCGGAATGGCTGTACTTGCGTATTCGGCAGTTCAGATCGCTCAGGCAGGACCTGGTGCGGCAGCAGTATTACTCGGTATAGTCGTAGCACTTGGGGCATTACTGCTTGTAGTAAAATCCGTAGCTCCGGCAATGACAGCTGGTGCAGCCGGTTTTGTGGCATTTGGTGCAGCAGTGCTTCTTGCAGGAGCGGGAATTGCAGTGTTGTCCCTGGCGGCGATCAGTCTGGCAAATGCAGGACCGGTAGCAATCGGCGTTATGGTCGGTATGGTGGCAGCAGTTGCTTTACTGGCGGCCGGAGCGGCTGTTCTCGGACCGGCATTGACAGTTGGAGCGGTGGGATTTATCGCATTTGGAGCGGCAATTGTTCTGGTAGCAACTGGTGCACTGATCGCGAGTGCTGCACTGGCGATTGTGGCTGCGGTTCTTCCGACAGTCTCACAATATGGAGCGCAGGGAGCAGTTGCCATTGCACAGCTTGGCGCGGGACTCCTTGCGTTCGGTGCCGGAGCGGCAGTAGCCGGAGCAGGCGCAGTTGTACTCGGAGCAGGTCTGACTATCGTAGCGGCAGGACTTGCCTTGGTTGGAGCAGCGGTGCTTGTTGCAGGAGCTGGTGTACTGGTATTGGCAGCCGGAGCGGCGGTTCTGGGAGCATCCCTTGTAGTAGCCGGAGCAGGTCTGACATTGATGGGAGCAGCATTTCCACTGGTGGCAGCTGGTGCGATGTCCAGCGCGATCGGTTTGGCAGCTTTGCTGGGAGCAGGAACCGCGGCAAGTGCTGTATTTGTAGTTCTGGCAGGAAGTTCAGGAGCTGCAGCGGTAACGGTTGGCGTATTTGCGGCATCAATGATTACCGGAGCAGCCGGAACTGCAGTTATGGTGGTTGCGTTGAAAGCTGTGAATTCCAGCATGAAGTCGATTGCGGAAAATGCAAAGAGTGCAGAGAAATCGCTGACCAGCATGCGATCCAGCGTGAACGTAGTCAATTCCGGTCTGGACGCACTGGGAAACAAAGCAAAGTCTGCAATTAACGCTTTGATCAGTCAGTTTTCCAGAGGCGAAAGTAAAGCAAAAACATCCGGAATCGCTGTTGGAAATAATTACAACAGTGGGGTTATGGCAGGTATGACTGCGGCAGTGAATACTGCCAATGTGATGTCAAATATGGCGGTTGTTGCTATGAGATCAGCGGCCGGAGGAGCTTACAGTAGCGGCGTATATATTGGTGCAGGCCTTGCGCGAGGCTTGAACAGTCAAGTTGGACCAGTCAGAGCAGCAGCGGCACAGTTAGCGGCAGCAGCTGAAGCAGCGATCCGGGCGAAAGCCAAGATTCGTAGTCCATCCAAAGTATCTGATAAACTGGGTGGATACTATGGCATTGGCTTTGGAAATGGTATTCTGGATAAAGTAAAGTATGTAAAAAAAGCAGTCATGCATCTGATTGATATACCGACTATGGTTGCGGCACCGGAAATAGGCGTGAACCTGCGGAACGGATCAGAAGATCTTGAAGAAACTTATAATTACACTAGAAATGCCAGATATACTTTATACGTTCCGGTGGAAGTAGATGGAAGACAAATAGCCAAAGCTACGGCAACTTATACGAAAGAAGAGATTGAAAAACAGCAGAAGAGAGATTTACGTAAGAAAGGAAAGAGATAAGGAGGGCAGGAATGTATAAATTTGTGGATACGACAGAGAGCCAGGAAGAGCAAGAACTGCCTTCCGAGGCTCTTAATTTTAATGGTGTCTATTTTGAAAATGTAATTCCCGGATATCGGACTCTGTATGTATCAGGAAGGGAAATGATCGAGACAGAAATATCAAATACGGATATGGAAATCAGAGACGGTGCCAGATACCGAAGAAAACGATATGGCGCAAGAACGATTGTTGTAGGGTACCAGTTGATTGCACAATCTAATAAGGCATTCCGGGAAGCATACAATAAGCTGAACGCACTTTTAGATACAGAACAGGCAAAAATGATTTTCCTGGACGAGCCGGATAAATATTTTATCGGAACAAAAACAGGAATGGGAGAGGTACCGGCGGGACGAAACGCGATTACTGCGGAAATAGAGTTTTACTGTGCAGATCCTTTCAAATACTCCGTAAAAGAATATGAGGTGGACACGCAGGCAGATAATGCAAGTATCTTTATTGTAGATTACGCTGGAACTCATCGGGCATATCCTGTTCTTGAGGCAACGATTAAAAGTGACAATGGATTGGTTGGCTTTGTTAAGGAAAATAAAAGCCTCCTGCAATTTGGCAATCCGGACGAAACGGATCAGGAAAGCTATAAACAGGTAGAGCTCGTAACGAACTGTTCATCTTATGCGACCTGGTCTGGGGATGAAAAATGGAAAACCGATACAGGGGGTAATTTCCTATATAGGGACAGTAAAACGGCCGGAACCATGGCTGTGAATGATCTGGGGCTAAACAATGGAACAAAGGGATTGTTTTTAACAGCCAGTGGAAATACAGCAGGAGAAAATACAAAATGGTGGAATGGAGCAATGAAAGCCATTGCTATTGTAGATTCAAATGGTGAAAAAGGTTCTACGAAAACATATAGTTATGTAAACAGTTGGTTTGAGACTGGGGTAATGGGGCAGACAGGATGTCAGGCAATTGCTTTTTGTGATGAAAACGGCAAAATGATTTGTTGTCAGGAAATATATAAAAACGATATGAGCGGCAACACAGCACACATGGCGATGTGGGTAGGTGGAAACAATCCAAGAATTGTAAAAGATTACAGCTTTGAACCAGTCTATTGGGACAGCAACCCATTTAATAGAAATCAGGGGCACAGCGATATGATGAAGTGGGATGATACGATACGGTTCCATTGGTGTGGAAGCTATCCGGAATACAAAGTTCCAGAATTAAAGAACACAAAGGTGCATAGTGTAAAGTTGTATATCGGACAATACGGGAACAGAAATATGAGCAACCAATATGTATGGCGTAATGTTTTTCGAGGAATTTCTGTTCGTATAAGTGATATTACAAAATGGCGAGATGCACCGAATAAGTTTACGACAAATGAAATATTCAGGGTAGATTGCGGAAGCGGCAATGTGACATTGCAGGGACTTGCCAGACCGGATTTAGGAGCATTGGGAAATGATTGGGAAGCCTTTTGCCTGACACCAGGTGTTAATCAGATTCAGTGTATTCATTCTTCGTGGGCAAAGCAGCCGACTTATAAAATGAAATACAGGGAGGTATTTTTATGATTCTCTATTTTGCAGATCGAAAAATGAATATTCTCGGTCAGGCGAGTACAAGCCTTCCGGAAGGGGTAATCATTTCAAATGATAGGAAAACCGAAGAAGTGGATGAAGGCGTTGCGATTCTGGAATTTGATCTGGAATATGATCCGGAGTGGAGAAAGAAGGCGGAGACATGGACGGAAGCTGGAAATTATATTCTCAGAAAAGATGGAGATGACAGAGAATTTTATACGATCATATCCAGAGAAAAAGATCCGGTGAACGGTTCTGTCAATGATATTTATGCGGAAGACGCAGGACTTGACCTGCTCAATGAAGTGGTTGGGGCGTACAAAGCGGACAAGGCGTATTCAGCGGAATTCTACATAAAGAAATTCAGCTATGACTCCGGTTTTGAAGTCGGAGTAAATGAAGTGAGTAATCTGACCAGAAAGCTTTCCTGGGATGGTGAAGCAACGGCAACAGAACGATTATTAAGCATTGCTACTCAATTTGATAATGCAGAGATCAGTTTTTCTTTTGATGTAGACCGGATGTCAGTTGTACATAAATACATTAATATTTTTAAAAGACGCGGCGTAAACAGCGGTGTGCAACTTCAGATAGGGAGAGAAATCAAAAAAATACGAATCAAGGATACAATCGAAGACCTCGCAACGGCTTATGTGTGTACAGGTGGAATCCCGGATGGAAAAGATGATCCGATCACACTGGCAGGATATAAGTATGATGATGGGGATTTTTATGTGGAAGGTACTCATCTGAATTCGAGAAAAGCGCTTCAGAAATGGAGCAGATATCAGATAAAAACAGAAACGGGAGACAATGTAGGCCATATTGTAAAAACTTTCTCATACGATACGACATCACAGTCTGAACTGTGCAACCGTGCAGTTTCTAGTCTGAAAAAAATATGCGATGTGAACACAACGTATGAGGTTGAACTGAGTTATCTTCCGCAGGGAACGAAGATAGGGGATACGGTATATATTATTGATCACACTGGGGAACTCTATCTTTCTTCCAGATTGTTAAAAATTGAAACATCTGTATGTGACAACACGAAAACTGCTGAATTAGGCAAGTATAGTGTAAAAAGCAGCGGAGTTTCTGAAGAACTGAGAGAACTAGCAGATGCATTCGCAAAAGTAGCACAAAACCGTAAATTTTATACCTGGATTGCATATGCGGATGACGACATCGGAACAGGAGCTTCGCTTGACTCGTACGGGAAAGAGTATCTGGGAATTGCAAGCAATCGAGTAACCCGTGACCCGGATCTTACGGATCCAACAGTATATACCTGGGTAAGAATCAGAGGAGAACAGGGTATACCAGGGACAAGTGGAAAGGATGGAAAAACATCATATTTCCACGTGAAATATTCAGATGTTGAGAAACCTGCATCGTACAGTGATATGACAGAAACTCCGTCGAAGTATATCGGAACCTATGTAGACTATGAGCTGGAAGACAGTAAGGATCCATCAAAATACACCTGGAGTAAATTTCAGGGCGAAGATGGCGCAGATGGAGTTGCTGGAAAAAATGGAGAGAACGGAGAGGCAAGTTATGTACATTTCGCCTATGCAACGAGCGAGGATGGAAAAGCAAATTTTTCAACGACAGATCCAACGGATAAAACATATATTGGACAATATGTAGATTTTAAAAAGGTGGATTCCGAACAACCGGAAAAATATCGTTGGAGCAAGTTTCAGGGTCCGAAGGGACCGGCCGGATCAGACGGCGAGCAGGGGTATGGAATTGTTGCAAGTGTAACGAGAGAAAATTTTACAGAAGATCAATGGAACAGTACTTATGGAATGACCGGGCATTTGGCTAGCTGGACAGGCACTTCCACACTTAGAAATGGTTGCAGGATCGGGGATATTTTTGTTGTTGTAGGAACTGCAGCTGATACCAAAAACGCTCATACAGCGTACTACAGGAGCGATACAGATGCAGGAGATTTGCAGGGCATATGTATAGGACACACGATAGCATTCCGAGGATCTGCAGGGATTGATGGAACAGATGGCAAAGGTATCGAAAGCATTAAAGAACATTATGCGGTATCAACCTCAAATACGGTGACGCCAACGGTCTGGTTTGATGATGTGCTGGTTACAAATTCTGTGAACAAATATTTGTGGAGTTATGAAACTATCATCTACACGGATGGTACCTCTGTTGATAGCAATAAGAGAGTTATCGGTACGTATGGCGATACTGGTAAAGATGGAGCAACCGGAGCAGATGGTAAAGGAATCAAATCCACGGTTATCACTTACCAGGCATCTACAAGCGGTACAGTAATTCCAACTGGAACATGGCAGACAAGTATCCCGACAGTATCAGCTGGTCAATATTTGTGGACTCGAACAGTTATCACGTACACGGATGATTCCAAGTCCACGTCATATAGTGTTGGTCGAATGGGAACAAATGGTACAAATGGATCAGCTGGTAGAGGAATCAAATCCACAGCTATTACTTATCAGGCTGGATCATCTGGAACGACAGCACCGACTGGAACATGGCAGACAACCGTACCGGCTACGAGTGCATCATCACCATATTTATGGACAAGAACAATCATCACCTACACAGATGATACGACGAGTACATCTTATGCAGTGGGAAGTACTTTAGAGGGTGTATCTGTTGGTGGTAGGAATTTGGCAAGAAAGACGTCGAATGAATATTGTACTGCTTTTAATTCGTTCAATGGCAGTGATAACATTTGTCCTAATTTAGCGATGGTTTCTACTGCTGGTCTAACTGTCGGCGATAAGGTAACGGTTAGGCTTGTATATAAATATACCAACATAGTCGCGGTTACCGGCAAAACAGCAGCTGCTTGGCTTCAAGGAGCTGGCAATATTACTGAATGGAAGTCTGGAACATTCGTAAGTAATCAATGTATTGCTTTATCTGGCAGTGGTGAAAAAGTAATAAAATATTCGTTTACGATAACTTCTGACATGATAAAAAATCAGTGCTGGTACGTAAATATTCGACATGATGGAGTTAAAAGTGGATCGGTACAATGGAAAGAATTCAAAGTCGAAAAAGGCAACATCGCTACTGACTGGACGCCTGCTCCGGAAGATGGTATTGCTTCTGTGGATGTTGAATATTATCTTTCTAACTCAGCTACAGCTCTGTCTGGTGGATCATGGTCTACCACGGCACCTACGTGGGTCAACGGTAAATACATGTGGAGCCGAACAGTAACAACTGATGGCGCGGGTAATAAAACATACTCCCCAAATCAAAATGGAGTCTGTATTGCCGGTGCTAAGGGTGAGACTGGAAATGATGGTAAAAATGCACTCCAACCCAAACGAAACTGGTCTGGAACATTTACCACTATTGGCGAAACTGCGAATGTGAGTACTTCAAGCTTCAACAGAACTCCTGTAGTTGGAGATGTATTTACGAATCTTGACGGCTCATCTAACACAGGTACCTGGGAAATCACAAAGATTGAAAATGGTAATGCATTTTTTAAACTTCTTTCCTATGTGAGTAGCAAAGGAGCAACTGGTGCTACAGGAGCTACCGGTAAAGGTGTGTCATCGATCGTCGAACAGTACTACAAATCAACTTCAGCAACAGCTCTTTCCGGAGGATCATGGAGTACCACGTATCCTGGATGGGAAAGCGGTAAATATATTTGGACGAGATCGGTTATCACGTATACAGACGGTAATGCCATTACTACCAACCCAATATGTGTAAGTGGTGATAAGGGTAACGATGGTATTAACGGAACAAACTTATGGATAAATCCACTATTTGAATCCGATAAGCCACAGATAGGAACACGTGATACAAGCATTAAAGCACCAAATGGATCGGCTGTAAACCTTATAGATAAAAGAGATAATTACAATAGTAGTGCTAACTTTCCAGTATTCCCAGGACATTCCTACAGAATTACAGTTCACAGAAAAAAGAAAAGCGGAAGTGTGAATTTAAAAGCAGGTATATGGTATATAGCTCAAACCTCAGGATACTCGTTTGATACATATGTAGACGCCTATTCTACAAAAAACCTTAGCGATGGCTGGCAAGAGGCTGTTTATAATATTACATGCCCAAATGGAAAATCTAAGGGATGCGTATTTTTACAGCTTGAAAAAACCTCAACTACCAATACAGATGCGGCATGGTATGTAGCTAATATTATATGCACTGACATAACTGGTTTAAAAGGAGATAAAGGCGACACAGGTGCAAAAGGTGCTACAGGAGCTAAGGGCGAGACAGGTAATACCGCATTAGCATTTAAAAAGAATTTCACTGGTACCTATACGACCGTTGGTGACGGATCAAATGCAATGCTTACCAGTTTCAACCGAACTCCTGTAGTTGGTGATATATTCACTAATATTGACGGTTCATCTAACACAGGCACTTGGGAAATCACAAAGATTGAAAATGATAGAGCATATTTTAAACTTCTTTCATACGTCAACAGTAAAGGCGAAAAAGGTGAAAAAGGCAACACGGGTGCTACGGGACCAAAAGGTGATGGGTTAGATGTTAAAGACACCAGAGCAACCAACGAATCGCCTAATTGGTATATTAAGAATTATCCAAAAACCACTGTAATGGAATTCAAAGAATGTAAAGCAATAGGTTTATCAAACGTTGGTACATATTGCAATCTTCAAACTATTGTCATATGGAGTGATAGTAGTGGTGGATATCCGAGACAAACGGCAAAGATAGAAGGTACCGGTAAAGAGTATTGGCGAGTTGGAACCAGCAATACTACATGGAGTTCATGGATCGATCCATATGGGAAATCTCTTGAGGCAGCCAAAACAGCCACCAATTTCATGGAATTTACTTCCGGGACTGGTTTGCAGATCGGTGACAAGACAAATGGCACATGGAAAGGTTTCCGATCCCGTATCACTAGCACTGCATTTGAAATCTTGAACGAAGCAGGAGCAGCCGTAGCCAGTTATGGACGTAAACTGATTCAGCTTGGAAAGGATTCTGTGGATGCTATCATTGAGCTATGCGGTGGAAAGGGTAATATCAAATACGCAACACCAGAAAATAACTATATACAACAAGGTTTGGCACTTGATCGAGGTTTGGTTATTGAGTCGGTTGATAATATCATCATTAAACCTGCCAATAAGTTCTTTGTTAATACCGAACTAACAGATTCTACTACTGATTTTGTTGGAAGATCAAGTATAACTCCAGGATCGTTTCAATTAAATGTATGGCAATCAAATAAAGGATCTAATATAATTAATGCGAGTGTCGGAATTGAGGGTAATATAGAAGAAGGACTTAACTTAGAAGCTACGGGAGGGAAATATGATTTTCTGGAAGCAATAAGATTTAATAATATATCTTTATTGGATTGGATTTACCCAGTCGGATCAATCTATATGTCCGCAAAGGAAGGAAATCCCGCACTCTTATTCGGCGGAACCTGGGTCGCATGGGGTGCTGGTAGAGTTCCGGTTGGATTTAACGGTAGTGATGGTAATTTCAATTCGTCTGAAAAGACCGGTGGTTCGAAGACTATTAATATACAGCATAATCATGGACTTTCGAATGCCAGAGCTGCAGTAGGTCGTGCTGATTCGTCTCTGTCGACAATGTCATATACTTCTGGCGGTAATCCTCATAATGTATATTTTGACCGAGAATTTTCATATTATGGAGGAATTTCCGGCGGATCCAAACACGCTACAGATACATCGTTAATATATGGTAACACGAATAATGGCGGCTCTACGGCAGCATCTGTACTGCAACCATACATCGTATGTTATATGTGGAAACGAACAGCTTAAAGGGTAACTATTAAATTCAAATAATCAAAATTTTAAGGAGGAATTCAAAATGGCTTCAATCAGAAAAGAATTCAGAAAAAACACACAGTTCTCAGCAAACATCTTTGTGGATAATGTGTCCGTAGTATCTCTGGACGCATCATTTAGTCTTGATGATCCGCAGGTACCTGTTATCAATCGTTATATTTCTGATGGCAGACTGTACCGTGCAAACAAACAGGAGATCGACTCTCAGGTAGATGAGTTCGAAAATACCGTATGGGGCGCATACGACAAGATGATGGCTGAGCAGGCAGAATCATCTAAAGCAGCATAAGGAGGATTAAGATATGGAAATGGATTTCGCAGCATTACTTACAAGTCACTTTCTGGCAGTTGTAGTTCTGGCGTGTCTGGTGGTAGGATATATCATCAAACATGCCAGTTTTTGTAAGAGAATCAATAACGATGATATTCCAGTAATTCTGGCTGTTCTCGGTCTGATTCTCAATCTGGCAGTATCTGGGTTATCGATCGAATCTGCAGTGTACGGGGCATTTATGGGTTTGGCTTCCACCGGACTGCATCAGGGATTTAAAAGATTTATCGAAGGTGATACAACAAAAGGAGCTAAATGATGAATTTTACTATAACAACGGATCAGATCATTTGGTTCTGCAGCTTCATCGGTGGCTTGTGGGCATTATGGAAAATTGTGAAAGAAGCAAAAAAACCGAATGACGATCTAAAAAAGAAAGTCGAAAAGCACGATCATCTTCTGGATACGGATAACAGGCGTCTAAACAAATTCGATGAATCAAATCAGATGATACTTAAATCTATGCTGGTTATGATTAATCATGAAATAACTGGTAATGGAATCGAAAAGATGAGAGAAACCAGAGACGAACTGCAGGATTACCTTATACATAAGTGATTCGCGTCATAAACATCCTCCTTTATGAGTAACATGAAAACGTATTATTTATGAAGGAGGATTTATTTATGAGTACAAGAGAATTAAGAGAGTTAAGAAATGCCGCATTTGTGATTGAATTCGGATTTACTAGGGGTAAATTTACGGCTAACATTACAGCGAAATGCATGAGTAAGGCATATGATACTGTGGTGAAAGAAGTCGTCAAATTTACTGCCAACAACGGTAATAAACGAATGCAAGAGCTTTGTGACGAATATGGTATTGACTATAATAATCGGAATAAAAATAAAGCAACTGATAAAGTAATTATCGGTTTTCATGCATAACTCAGAAAGAGGGCTTTGGTCTACGGACTTAGGCTCTTCTTTTTATGATAGGAGGAAATTCAAAATGGAAAAGAAATACCTCGATATACTGACTAACATCATCGGTGCAGTAGAAACCGGCGGACAGACATACGGAAAAAGAAGATATAACGCCTATGTTGGACCGAACAATAATACATCGAAAGAGCTGACATGTACGCTAGGCTGGGCTGGAAATTACGGTGAACGTGCACGAAGACTTTGTAAAATGATATTTGATCGGGACCCAGTAGGGTTTAGGAAAGCGGATAATGCCGGAATTGAGAAGAAATTATCAGTTAACTGGGAAACTACAAAATGGCATCCGACAGCGAAAGAAAAAGCTGCCCTGATTGCGATTATCACAACCCCCACAGGAAAAGAGTGTCAGGATGCATTATTCCAGGAATTGATGCAGGCATACCTCAAAGATGCAGAAGCATACGGAGTAACAGATATCCCGTCCCAGATGATGTGGTGCGAGATTCAGCACTTGGGAGGCATTAAGCCGGTACAGAGGATTTTCAAACGTGCAGAAAAACCGTACACACCGGATACCATCTATTCATCCCTTCTGCTGGATCAGAAAGATACCAGCAATAACAACCAGGTTGGGGATAAGATCTTCCAGTCCCGGCACGCGTGTTGCGTGAAGTGGGTCAAGCAGTATGTAACAGATACAAAGGAGAAGAAAAAAGTGACAAACGTTGTATTAGCCGGTCATGGATCCGGAACCCCATCGACTAAAGGAATGAATGCCTACTGTACTACCAGACAGGCAAAAGGGAGAGGACTGGTAGAAGTCCTCAGAGAAGATCTTACGGATAAACAGAGACAGCAGATGCATGATCTGTATGCAACGATCCTGGGACGAAACATCTACAGCCAGTCATTAAGACTGTACTGCTATACCAAGTATAATGGTAAATATTATTCGGATTGTAGCAGCTCCATCTGTAAAACAGCAGAAAAAGTCGGCGTACCTAATGTAGGCACACTGAATACAGCTGGCATGCACAACAACTGGAAGAAAGTAACCGATGTAGTCATCAAGAATGGAATCATCCAGAACCCGGAGGTACTGAAAGTCGGGGATGCCCTGATGTTCAAAGGCAGTGATCCATCCCGTCCGTTGCAGATCGGACATACTGAAATGGTCTATGAGATCAACGGAAAGACTGCAGCATCTGCTACACCTGCAGCGACGAGCAGCAAAAAAAACATCATCAAAGCCGGTCAGATGCACGCCAACAATTTTACTGGAGCAGGTCTTGCCATCGACGGTGTACGCGGAAATCTCACAAAAAAAGCCGGCATCATGGCAGTACAGACCGCCCTGAACTTGGACTTCAAAGCCGGTTTGGTTGTAGATGGTGAATGGGGACCGAAGTCTGATGCTGCATTGAAGAAACGCTCTGTCAGACTGGGAAGCACCAGATATCTGGTTACAGCTGTGGAGATCCTGCTGATGCTGAAAGGTTACAATCCGAATGGCGTAGAGTGCCCGGGACAGTTCGGATCCGGATGCGCTGCGGCTACAGGACGCTACCAGACAGATCACAGCCTGAAAGCTGATAAGATCGCAGGATATGACACGATCAAAAGTTTAATAAAATAAAACATAAAAATAATCTTTTTCTTCTAATATGCACAAAAAATAATAATATATAAATTAATATATAATTATAAAAATAGAC